TCCGGGGAAAAGAAGACTTGTAGTTGTTACCGGTGGTTGTGCAGGGTTAACTCTGATCCTGTTTTTTCATTTGTTACCTCCTTACTGTCTCCCGAAGGGGCAGTTTTAAAATATCTTAATTCTTTTGTGGTATGGTTTCTGCATGGATGAAAAGTTACAGGCTCGCATTGCCGAGCGCAAAGAGTTCAATCTAAAGAATGCGCGTGGCTCTAGGAAGCGTGGTCGTCCCAGTTCTGCTGTACTAAAGTCCAATACGAAGGGTAGTCGTGGTGTGAGTCATCGTCCCAAGGGTGATGCTGCGATCATTAATGAGTACAAAGCCCGGATGCTGACTTCCCCCAAGTCAGAACTTGTTTTACAAACCATTTTTGATGCTGCGCTTAATAATGAACACAAGCACCAGGCGGCTGCATGGAAGCTGGTGATGGACAGGATCGTGCCGGTGGCTGCCTTTGAGAAGGATGTGATTAAGGATGGCGGCAGAAGTGCTATCCAGATTAACATTTCAGGGGTTGGAGCAGTCGATATCCCTGACCAACATGTTATCGAGGGAGAGCTTAATGATTAATTGGCTCAAAGAAGACCCATGTCTGGGGTTGAGTTAAACAACGAGTGGTTTTAAATAACCAGTTTTGCTTTACAGTAATTGATAATTTCTTAGCTGATTATGAGTGTGATTATCTTATTGGGCTTGCTAAAAATGATTTAGTAAGGTCTGAAGGAGGGGCTATACGTTCTGAAACTAAAGTAATAGACGGTAGAACAAGCTATCAACATTGGTTAAAAAAGGATAGCAATAAAATTGTTTACGAACTAGGACACAGGATAGCTAGAGAAGTTGACATACCTCTTACACATGCAGAAGGGTTTCAAGTTCTTAGGTATGAGCTAGGGCAGGAATACAAACCCCACACGGACGCTATGGTTGTTGATTCAGAAGCGCGGAGAAAAGCTTGCGCTGGCTGGGGGCAAAGACTAAAAACTGCTTTATTATACCTTAGCGATGTAGAAGAAGGAGGAGAAACAATATTTCCTAATATGGGGATCACAGTCCCTGCTAAAAAGGGGAGGATGTTGGTTTTTAAAAACATAGATGAAGACGTGCCTGACATGCCTATGTATGAAAGTCTTCATGGGTCTTTACCAGTTAAGACAGGGGTAAAGTGGTCGTGTAATATTTGGTTCCACCAAAGAGATGTTTCTTTACGATAAGCCATGTCTGAGATTGATTTAAACATTGAATTACTTCCCTGGCAGCAAGATGTCTGGAGCGATACCACCAGGTTCAAGATCGTCGCGGCGGGTCGTCGTACAGGCAAGTCCCGGTTAGCAGCGTGGATGCTTATTGTTAACGCTCTTCAGGCTGATAAAGGCCATGTATTCTATGTTGCACCCACCCAGGGGCAGGCAAGGGATATTATGTGGCAAACCCTCCTGGAATTAGGCCATCCGGTCATTTCCGGGTCACACATCAATAATTTGCAGATCAAATTGATCAACGGGGCGACTATCAGTCTCAAGGGTGCTGACCGACCGGAGACAATGCGCGGGGTATCCCTCAAGTTCCTGGTGCTGGATGAGTATGCTGACATGAAGCCTGAAGTCTTTGAGCAGATTCTCAGACCTGCGTTGACTGACCAGAAGGGTGCTGCGATGTTTATTGGCACACCGATTGGTCGTAATCACTTCTATGACCTTTATAAATACGGCGAGTTAGGTGATGACCCTACTTACAAAACCTGGCACTACACCTCCTATGACAACCCTTTGTTAGACCCCGAAGAAATTGACACAGCCAAGCTGTCGATGTCCTCGTATGCTTTCCGGCAGGAATTTCTGGCTTCTTTTGAGGCGCGTGGCTCAGAGATGTTCAAGGAAGAGTGGATTAAGTACGGGACTGCACCTGATGAGGGTGATCATTACATTGCTATCGACCTTGCAGGCTTTGAAGAGGTGGGTAAAAAGCGTTCCAAGAACTCAAGACTTGATAATACAGCGATTTCTGTAGTGTTGGTAACGGATGAGGGTGACTGGTATATTAAGGAGATTATTCACGGCAGATGGGATCTTAAAGAAACAGCCCAGAAGATTTTCAATGTTGTTGATAAGTACGAGCCTGTCTCTGTGGGGATTGAGCGGGGTATTGCCAAGCAAGCGGTCATGTCGCCGTTAATAGACATGCAGAAGAAATATAACAAGTTTTTCAGGGTGGTTGAGCTAACACACGGCAATCGAAAGAAAATAGACCGTATTATGTGGTCGTTACAGGGGCGATTTGAAAACGGGGTTATTTCTCTGGAAAAGGGCGATTGGAATATCCAGTTCCTTGACGAACTGTTTCAGTTTCCTGATCCGCTCACCCATGATGACTTGGTAGACTCGTTAAGTTATATTGACCAACTTGCTCAGGTTCCTTATGGGGTCAACGAGATTGAGTTTGACGAGCTAGAGATACTGGACATTATTGCGGGATATTAAATTGGCGTATGCCTAAATGGAGATCGGCATGAGTGAGCTATGTAATGCCTAAAAAGAATATGTGGGAGCAATTGGAAGATGCTCTGATTGCAGAGTTGGAATTTAAGGACTTTGTGGAAGCATTCGCTTTTATGACTGACGTTGCTGCACTCGCAGAGGAACATGACCACCATCCTGAATGGAGCAATGTGTACAATGAGGTAACGATTCGGCTGACGACTCACGATGCAGGCAACCAGGTAACGGATAAAGATCACAAGCTTGCCAAGGCAATCGAGGCGCTTGCGTCCGTAGAAGGCGCTATAAAGCATGTTGGTGGAAAAGACGAGGCTGGAGACTACAAGTCAGGAACTCCTGTAGAAACATATAACCCATTAGGGGAAAAAGCAAAAACAGCACAAACTTTCAAAGAGGCTGTGGAGTAAGATATGAGTGAGCTATACGAAGTAGACCCGCTCTTAATAGAACAATCTATTGAATCCTGGGTCATTACTAAGTGTGATGATTGGCGAGATCATTACGAATCTAACTATTCCGACCGTTTTGACGAATATTACAGGCTTTGGCGTGGTATCTGGGATGCTGCTGATAGGGAAAGGCCTTCAGAGCGATCAAGGATTATATCTCCTGCCTTGCAGCAAGCTGTTGAATCCAGTGTTGCAGAGCTTGAAGAAGCTACCTTTGGCCGGGGTAAGTGGTTTGATGTCTCAGATAACATGGGCGACACACAGCCTCAAGATGTCCAATTCCTGAGAAACAAGCTCACTGAAGACTTTGAAGACTGTAAAGTCCGTAAGGCCGTAGCAGAGTGCTTAATCAATGCTGCTGTGTTTGGCACAGGCATTGGTGAACTGGTCATCGAAGAAATGAAGGAGATGGTTCCGGCTACCCAGCCTATTATGGGCGGTGACTTACAAGCTGTCGGCGTTAGCATCGAGGAAAGAGTTAAGGTCAAGTTAAGACCTGTCATGCCGCAGAACTTTCTGATTGACCCTGTTGCAACCTCTGTTGAGGAGGCTATGGGTGTTGCCATTGATGAATTTGTCAGCCTCCACCAGGTAGAACTACTTCAAGAGCAGGGGGTTTACAAAGAGGCTTATATTGGCCCAGCTACCCCCGACACAGACTTAGAGCCAGACCGGGATCTTACCATCCACCATGATGGCAAAGTCCGGCTGACTAAATATTACGGCCTGGTTCCAAGGGAGATGCTTGAAGCTGCCCTGGACGAAGATATAGAAGAGCTTTCTGGGGAAGTAGAAAATTCAAAGTACGTTGAAGCTATTGTCGTTATTGCTAATGGCGGTATTCTGTTAAAAGCGGAAGTTAATCCTTATATGATGCAGGATCGACCTATTATCGCCTTCCCTTGGGATGTTGTCCCAGGCAGGTTCTGGGGTCGAGGCGTATGCGAGAAGGGTTATAATTCACAAAAAGCCCTTGATACTGAGTTAAGAGCCAGAATTGATGCGTTAAGCCTGACTATTCACCCCATGATGGCGATTGATGCTACCCGACTTCCCAGAGGAGCAAAGCCTGAAATACGCCCAGGCAAGATAATCCTCACCAATGGCGATCCCAGAGAAGTCCTACAGCCCTTTAATTTCGGGCAGGTTAACTCAATTACGTTTAACCAGGCAGCGTCCTTGCAGCAAATGGTACAACAGGCTACC